GCTCCGGCGACGGCTACGGCCGCGGCTACGGCGACGGCCTCGGCTCCGGCTCCGGCGACGGCTACGGCTCCGGCTACGGCTACGGCTCCGGCGACGGCTACGGCTACGGCGACGGCGACGGCTACGGCGACGGCTACGGCTACGGCATCAAGGAATACAACGGCCAAAAGGTCTATATGATCGACGACGTGCCCACCATCATCGACCGGGTGCGCGGCGACTACGCCAAAGGCTCCATCCTTCACGACGACCTCTCCCTCTCCCCGTGCTACGTCGCCCGCGTCGGCAACTCCTTCGCCCACGGCGACACCTTGCACCAGGCCCTCGCAGACGCGACGGCAAAGGAGCTGGAGGACCAGCCTATCGAGGAAAGGATAGCCCGCTTCGTGGCGGAGTTCCCGGACCCCGACAAGGCCGTCCCCTTCAAGTCCCTCTACACCTGGCACCACGTCCTCACCGGCTCCTGCACGATGGGCCGGGACGAGTTCACGCGGTCGCACTCTCTCGACACGGCGAAAGACTACACGCCGCGCTACTTCATAGAGATCACCGCCCACGCCTACGGCGGCGAGGCCATCCGCCAGCTCGCCGAAAGCTACGGGATCAAGATTGAATAGGCCGGGGGCCTCCGGGCCCCCTTTACCAAACCACGAAAGTATGGATGCTATAACACTGAACAGACAGCAGCGCGCCGTGTATAACTTCTTGAAAGAGCACAGCGCCGGACAAACCCGCCTCCAGATCGCCTACGGCACCGGGATCGTTTACTTCATCGAATTCGTAACACTCAAATAACAAACTTATGCCAGACAATACCAACTCCAAAGCGCACAACACCCTCGGTGTGATCGTCGCTGTCCTGATCATCCTGGGCTGCATTGGCGGCATCATCTATACCGCCATGACGCGCGGCCTGTAAGTGAAACCCTTAAAACAAACAGATATGAACAATCCCAAACACATCACCCGGCCCGGGAAGCCTGAGCCGATGACCAAGGAGCAGATCGAGCTCCAGACTATGCGCGCATTCATGCAGAAGCGCGAATCCGTTGCGCATTCTATCCTCGCTGGCGTGACCGCAAACCGGCGTATGTCGCCCAAGCGGGCGTCGAAGTATGCCGTGGCTACGGCCGACGAGTTCCTGAAGATCCTCTACGCCAGCAGCTCGCCTGCGGGCAACGCCGGTAAGGAGGCGGCGGAGCAATAGTATGAAACAGAAGTAAACGCAAGCGAAAAAGGCCCGCAGGGGCACTTCGTTTCTTGGGAGAATCCGACACGCGCCGCAATCGGAGGATCGCCGCGAAAAACGACTGGCTCTCCAGTCGGTCCGGATCTTCCGCAATACCTACGGTGAACGCGTCATCCGCGTGCAAAGGATCCGGAAGAAAGAGACGGATCAGTTTGGAAACCCGCGGTACAAATTCGTCCTGCATTCGGCAAACGTCTAGGCGTATGTTACACCAAGAATCAGTATTCCAGCGCAACTGCGTGGCCTGGTTCCGCCTGCAGTACCCGGCCCTCGCCACGATGCTCTTTGCTGTCCCCAACGGCGGCGCACGCACGAAGATTGAGGCGGCGATTATGAAAGGGGAAGGAGTGACGGCCGGCGTGGCCGACCTCCTCCTCCTGGTGCCGCGCGGCGGCTTCGCGTCCCTCTGCATCGAACTAAAGACGCAGACGGGCCGCCAGGCCCCCTCGCAGAAAGCGTGGCAGAAAGCGGCGGAAAAGGCCGGTAACCGCTACGTCGTCTGTCGGTCCTTTGAGGACTTCCAGGCCCAGATCCGCGGCTACCTCGCCCAGGCCGACGCCCAGCAGATACAGGTCGCGGGCCGCGTCCTCGTCGATAAGGTGGAAGCCTACCTGCGGCAAGGGTGCCACCGCGCCGAACTGATCGTGTCAAAGGAAGATTTCAAACGCCTCCTCAAATGACAACCACCAGGCAGATAGCCGACGCCCTGGCGAAAGAGCGGCGCGTGGAGACTATGGTCCAGAACATAGCCCACGCCCGCTATCTTTCGCAGGACCTCCTCGACCTCTGCCAGATGATCTATGTATTGATCCTCTCCTACGACGCCGAGAAGATAGTAGACCTGTGGGAACACAACCAGATCAACTTCTTCCTGGCACGGGTGATCCGCACCAACCTTTTCAGTCCGCGCAGCCCCTACGCCGCACAGATAACACGATTCCGTCAAAGATCCAACCCGCTACCGAACAATGGATGACTTGCGCGACATAGTGCGTGATTTCCGAGAGATCGCCCCGGACTACGCCCCCAACCCGGACGCCCTTTTCAATGAGGAGGACGACCGGATCCGACGGCTCAAAGCCGTTATAGCCGACGCCCTGGAGCCCTGGGAGCGGAACGTCATCATCCTCTACGCCGACTGCGGGAGCCTGCGCAAGCTCGGCAAGCGCCTCGGCCTCTCGCACTCGTCCGTGCGCCGCGTCGTGGACGAGATCAAAGCGAAGATCCTGGACGCCTACTTTGCGCTGGTCGCCAAAGAAGTCAAACAAGAATTGAGAAACAAATGACTATCTACCTACAACTCCTACTGCTGGCGATCGTCGTCGTGTACGTCGTCGATCAGTCCGGATTTACGACGTCCTGGCGGCACGCCCTGGCCCGGCGCCTGGGCTACGCCGACGAGACCGAGCTGCGCCCCCTGCCGCCCTTTGACTGCGGCAAGTGCGCGACGTGGTGGGCCTGCGTGATCTACGCCGCATGCGTCGGCGAGCTATCCCTGCTGACACTCGTCGCCAGCGCCGCCCTCTCCATGCTCTCGGACACCATAGGTGCCCTGATGCTATTTATACATGAAAGCCTCGGCTATGTAATTGACAAAATAACACCACGATTATGAACTACACGCAAGAACAATTCCAGGCGCTCGCCCCCTATGCGGACAATTTCCGCACCGCCATTGAGGGGGAGTGGTCGCGACGCATCCCCGTGGACGGGCAGAAGCTCATTCGCAAGACCTACGAGGACGCCACCAAGACCCGCATCCCGTTCAACTCCGGTTGTCAGCTCTGCCTGCTCAACCTGCTAAAACGCGCCGGCCGCCTCTGGTATGCCGACAAGAAAGAGATCGAGGCCTCCCAGGCCGCCCCGAAGATCGACGTGCCCGGCTTTGAGCACGTCCTCGTCCACGAAAGCAACGTCCCCGCCGAGCCCGAGCAAGCACCCGCGCCCGAAGCGCCCCAGGACGGCGCAGAAAAGGGCCAGAAATCGCCGCGAAAGCCCGGCAAGGGTAACGGGACCGGAAGATCGAACAAGGGCCGGAAATCGGCTCAAAAAAGTGCCATGAAGAAATAACGCGCCGCCAAAGCGGCAAGCGGCCCTAGGAAGCCCAGCCGGGGCATATCCCGCCCCGGCACTTCCGGCCGCAAAAAAGACAACCGACATGAAGAAAGAACGCATACAGGCAAAGGTCGCCAATCTAGAACTGAACGAGGGACAGCTAGACTGGCTCCCGAAGAATCCGCGCCAATGGTCGCAGGAGGACATCGAAAAGACGAAAGCCTCGCTGGTCCTGGATCCAGACTTCCAGGAGGATAACCCGATCAAGGTCGTACCGCTGGGAAAGGGCAAGCTGCTCGTCTTTGCGGGCAATCTCCGCACCACCGCCGCCCGGGCACTCAACTGGAAAACCTTTGAGGCGATCCGATACACGCCCGAGAACGAGGAGGACCAGCAGACGATCCTGCGCCGCGCTATCCTCGACAACGGCTCGTTCGGCGCCTGGGACTACGATGCCCTGGCGAATGAGTGGGACGCCCTGCCGCTCACCGATTGGGGTGTGCCGGCGTGGAATGCCCCGGATGACCCCGGCATGGATATGGGCGTCGGCAACGTAACAGACACGCAGCAGAAATACGCCCGCGTCTGTGGCTATCAGATCCCTATGACAGAAATCGAAGAAGCGCGCATGAAAGCCGCAATCGAGGCATACGTCGAGGAAAACGGCTTGACGATCGGCTTCTTCTCAAAACTTCTCGACGATGCACAACAACCGACTGACGAAGATTAGGCTGGATAGCATTGCTCCAGCGGACTACAACCCGCGCGTATTGAGCGACGAAGCGGCCGAGAGGCTGAAAGAATCGCTCCAGAAGCTCGGCGTGGTCAAGGCGATCATCGTGAACGGCGACAATCACGTGATCGTGGCCGGGCACCAGCGCACAAAGACGATGCGGGCAATAGGCATCGTAGAGTGCCCCGCTTTTCTCATTCACGGCGTAAGCAAACAGGATGAAGTCCGCTTCAACCAGTTCCACAACCGCTGCGAATATGAATTTTCGGCTGACAGCCCGCGGGTCGTGATCACGTCCGAGCTCAAGCCGGGCTGGAATCTCGTCGCCAACAGCGACATTCGCATCGAGAGCAAAGGGGCGAAAGCTGGCGAGAACAATATCCTGGCCGACCTGCTCATAAAGTACGGCTCCTTTGGGAACAGCATTGCGACCCTGGACGGCAACGTCTTTGTATCGGGCGGCTATGCCCTGGCGACCAAGCTCTGCGGCCTGGACCTCTACGTCTATGCCGTGGACGACGAACAAGCGAAGCTCTGCCGCTTCTATTTCAGCAAGGAGTACGGCAAATACAGCTACGACAATATCAAGCGGGAGACTTTCGTCCAGGGCCTCGCCCAGCTCCACCGGCTCCCGACCGAGGGAAAAGAGAAGAAATCCGCCCTCTATACGAAGCGGATCATCCCCGCCCTGGGCACGAAGCTAAAGGGCCTCTCGATGCTTGATTTCGGCGCCGGGAAGTTCGACTACGCGAAGCTGCTCCAAAGCAAGGGCGTAGATATTGACTACCTCGACCCGTACCATTGCCTGCGGACCGGCGTCATCGACGCAAAGGGAAACCGCCAGCGTTTCCTGGACGTCTGCGAGCGCATCCGCTCCCGCGGCCTCTACGACGTCGTGATCTGCGATTCGGTCCTCAATTCAGTAGACACCCCGGAAGCACGTAAAAGCGTGATATTGACTTGCTTTGCACTTGTTAAAGACGGAGGTTTTTTGTATATTAGCGGTAGAATGGAACCAAAAAGCGAAAAAAACGCTACTGGATTGCGGAAACAACGCCGGAAAACCATGTACTTCTTGGTCGACGACGGGTTCACAGCCTCGATGCGAGACGGCCATTGGTTTTTCCAGAAGTTCGACACCGACAAACAGATCCAGGACATCTGCCAGCTTCTAGGCAAGGGCCGCGTGTTCAAAGAGGGCACCTCCTGGCAGATCGAGGCGACGAAAGTAAACCGGCCGGATCTGCTCGACGACATAATCCGCGCGCTTCGCTTCGAATGGGACATGCCTCTCCCCGTCGGCTCCTACGGTCTATCACAAGAAATCGAAAACGCTTACAGATATGCAATATCCAACTATTGAAACCTTTTCAACCAGTCAGCACTTCCGCTATTTGTGGCTCAAATACGTGGAGGGCTTCGACCTTTCCGTCCATTGCGCAAGATGCCTGCGCGGAAAGTACAGCGCTCGTGTGAACGCTGGGACCATACGGGCCTACGAACTTCGCCTGAATGAGGCGGAGGCCCGGTACTTCTACCTCTGCGGCGTGACTTCGCCTTACTGCTGGAACGATAACCTCCACGTGGCGTTTCGATTCAAACCCGGCGCCGTCCTGACGTTCAACGAGAAAGGGACGCGCATCATCATCCGGAACGCCGAGCGGATCGAGATAAAGCGGCAGGAAAGCTACGCCCTCTCCGAACACGGGAACGACCCGGCTTACAACACGTGCAGAAACTGGCGCTTTGCCTACCAGATGACGCACACAAACCCCTGATACAATGGCAAAGTTTGAGAAAGGAAACCCGATTGGGACGCAAACCCGGTTTAGCGGGGCAGTTGCGGGCGAAATGCAGGCGAGATCCGCCGCGTCCCGCAAGGAAAACCACACCCTGCGCGAGGTCCTGATGAAAGCGCTCCAGGAGGACGCCGGCAACGGTATGACCAGAATGGAAGCGCTCGCCCGGAAAACCCTTTCCAACCACTTCAACGGAAAGCTGACGCTGAAAGACCTGCGCAATCTCTCGGCGATCCTCGGCGAGGACACGTTGAATATCAAAACCGAGGGAGGCCCGGTGCAGATCGTGGTCGGCACCCAGGAAGCCGCCGAGGGGCTGCAACACGCCCTGCGGACGGGCGGCCAGCCCGCGAAACCCGCCAGCGAAGAATAATGAAAACGACGACGACATTCGACAAGAACTGCGCCGCGCTGCGCTTCTCTCCCCGGTACATAGACAATCGGGGCGGCGCGCGCTCTGGCAAGACCATTGCCGAAATGCAGATCATGTCGCTTCTCGCCAACAACGACACGTCGCCAACGATCACCACTATCGCATCCGACACCTTGCCGCACTTGAAGCTCGGCGCGGTCCGAGACTTCAAATTCGCTCTGCAGGACATGGGCATCTGGAATGAGCACCGGTGGAACAAATCCGAGTGCTTCTATACATTCCCGACGGGATCTATCATTGAGTTCATGGGGATCAGCGAGACGCCGGACAAAGCGCTGGGCCCGGCCCGTCACCGGTTGGTCCTCAACGAGGCAAACCTGCTGGAGTGGGACATAGTGCGGCAGATGCTGGCCCGTACTTCCGGGCTGGTGATGTACGACTACAACCCGGCCGCCCCGTTCTGGGGGACCGAGGAAATCCCGAAGCGTGACCGCTACCAGCTCGTGCACACCACCTACAAAGACAACCAGCACATACCCGACGAGGTGCGCCGAGAGATCGAGGCGAACAAGGGGTCCGGCAACTGGTGGCGCGTATACGGCCTCGGCGAGATAGGCGTCATAGAGGGCCAGGTGTTCGATTTCAAGGTCGTGAATGATATGCCCGATCCTGCGGGCTACGTCGAGACTTGGGGCATGGATTTTGGATTCACGCACGACCCTACGACCCTTATCCGGTGCCTGGTGCATACCGGCCGCCGGGAGATCTACGCCGATCAGCTTCTTTGGCAGGTCGGAATGACAAACCCGGAAATCGCCGCCGCGCTGAAAGACCTGGGCATACAACGCAGGGGAGGCGGGCCCACCGTCTGGGCGGATTCGGCTGAGCCAAAGAGTATCGCGGAGGTGGCCGGCCATGGCCTCGACGTCCAGGCGTGCGACAAGCGCGTCGCCGTGCATGAGCAGCTGCAATCGCTTCGCGGCTGGACGATCTATGTCACCCGACGATCCTCTAACCTGCTCGACGAGGGCCGCAAATACCTCTACAAGCAATACCCCGACGGCACCTTTTCCAAGGAGCCGATCGACTTCTTTAACCACGGCATCGACGCCCTGCGCTACGCCGTAAATGCCTACGTCGGCCAGTCATCCGGCCAGTACGTCATTGGATTCAACAGACACTAGAGATATGCAGACAACCAACATCATCGACAGCTTCGCCGCGCTCCCCGTGGGAACGTGGATCCAGATTCTCGCCGTGAACGAGGACGCGGCCCGCGACGACGTGGAGAAGCAGGTCGGCACCATTGCGCTGCTGACCAACCTCACGGAGCGCCAGGTCCTCAACCTCCCGCTCGCCGAATACGGCGTCCTGGCACGGAAAGCCGAGTTCCTGGGCGTCGTCCCCGAGCGCATCCCACGCGCCGCCAACAGCTACAAAGCCGGGCCGTTCACCTTGCGTCCGGCGCTGGACCTGCGGAAGATCACCGCCGCGCAGTATATCGACTTCCAGGGCTTCATCCAGCAGGGAGAGAAAGCGCTGGTCGAGCTCCTTTCCGTCGCCCTGGTCCCCAAAGGGGCGCAGTATAACGACGGCTCCTACGATATAGCCGAGGTCCAGGATGCAATTCGAAACGAGATAAGCGTCGAGCAGGCGCTGTCGCTCGCCTCTTTTTTCGTGACCAGGTTAGCCAGATTAATTCGCAGTTCGCGAATCTCCTTGTCCCGGCTGGCCAAGACGGGAACGGACAAGGAGAAGATAGCGACGCTGGAGGAGAAAGTGGCGAAGCTTCGGACAGCGCTGGGAGCTCTTTCCAGGACCGCTGGGGCTGGATCGCAAACGTCGACCGGGCATCGGAGACAAAGCGCTGCTCCTGGGACGAAATCTTGACAATCTCGGCCCTGGAGTTCCTGAACGTCCTGTCCTATCGAAAGGAGCGCGACGCCAGGGACGCCGAGGCTATCCGGCAATGGCAGAAAACGCATTGATATGGCTGATCTGATCAACTTCGACAACCTGCGCGCCGTCCTGGAGGACTATGGGCGCGCCGTTGCTGCGCGTTATAAGGAAAACCTTGTCCGGGACGGGCGGCCCGCGTCCGGCGCCCTGGAGCGCAGCATCACCACCCGTGTACGGACAGAACGCGGGGAGTTCATCGTGGAAATGGACCTGGAGAATTACTGGAAGTACATCGAGTACGGCACGCCAGGCCGCAGCCCGGAAGCGAAGATGTTCGACCCGACGCGGAAGTTCCCGCCGGTGAACAAGCTGTTGGATTGGGTGCGGATAAAGCCCGTGATCCCGCGCCCAGACGACAAGGGCAAGATACCTACCCCGGAACAGCTAGCCCGCCAGATCGCCGGCAAGATCTTCTGGTACGGCACCGAGGGGAAGCCGTCGCTGGGCGACGCCATGCGCGACGTCACGGAAGAATGGCGCGAGCGCATCCAGGAAGCCCTCGGCCACGACCTGGAATACTATATCCGCAAGGTCCTTTCCGGGGAGTGACACAAAACCGGTACCAGCGCTATTTATGAGCGAGTGAAACAGGTTATCTCATAGGATTCCACAGCATCTATTATCTATTAAGCGTTAAACAGCAACCCCGCACGCCGAGACGGTCTGCGGGGTTTCGCGTACACTTCGGCCGCTGCTGCTATTTACGGGCAGAAACCAGCAAACTATACCGCCATGCCATTCGCACCTATCTGGAAAGACCGCCTCGTCAAGCTCGCCACGTCCGGCGCCTACGCAGACTACGAAATCCGTCTTGACAGCACTTCCGGCGCGCTCCTTTACTCGGGGCGCTCATACCCGCGCCCGGGGCAGACCGACATCTACGCCCGGATCAATGACGTGTGCGCCAGCTACCTCGGCGCCACGCTCCCGGACTTCGCCAACCGCTTCACGTCGATGCGCGTCTCGGCGACGTTCGTCGTCAAGGTCGGCAACACGCAGAAAGACAAGGTCACTTTCGTGAATGACTGGTCCTACGATCCCAGCAAGGCGTGGTCGTCCAGCAAGTGCCTCTCGGATCCCGTCGTCCCGGACCTGGACCCCCGCCAAGTGCTTTTCTTCTCCGTCCTCTCCGGGGCAACGTCCGTCAGCGTGACGCTCACCTACATAGACGGCACCACGGCAACCGTGGCCGTTCCGGTCGCTTTCACGGCCGACTTCAACGACGATTTCAACGGCGATTTCGCGCAGGTGAACGATCCCAGCAAGAGCGGCACCGCAATCCTCGACCTCTCGGCTTTCTCCGGCCTGCGTTCCGTGACGTTCCTGGGGATCACGCTGCCGGTACGCCCCAGCGGCTGCGCCCGCTATGTCGCGGCCTACGTGAATGCCTACGGCGGCTGGGACACGCTGATCCTGGACGGCGAGCCCTCACGGACGGATGCGCTGGTACGTCACACCACCGACGTGGACTATGACAATGCCGACGGCTCGGCCCGCGGCCGACGTGACTACGCCATAGACGTGACGCCGACCTGGACGCTGCGCACCGGCATCCTCTCCGACGATCAAAGCCTGCGGATGCACCACTTACTCGCCAGCACGGAAGTGTACCTGCAGGATCTCTCCGACGGGACGTTCTACCCCGTCGTACTCACCGACACCGAGGCGCCGCGCAAGACGTTCAAGTCCAACGGCCGCCAGGTGAACACCTACGCTTTCACCGCGCAGCTCGCGCAGCAACGCATCCGCCGATAATGAGACGAATCAATCTATACCTCGCAGGCCAGGCCGCCGACCTCTCGGACGACGGCTTCGTGCTGATGAACTACGCCGTTACAGCCCTCACCGATCCCGCCGTCGTGAAGAATTCGTGGTCGCAGTCCGTCTCCCTCCCGCGCACGGCGCGCAACGCTCGCATCCTGGGCTCGGCGTTCCGCGTAGACCGCGTAAATGGGGCCGGATTTAATCCTAGAATCCGTGCCCCTTTCCAGATATTCGACGCATCGGGAGAGCTCCTAGAATCGGGCTATTTCAAGCTGGAGGACGTGGCCGGCGCCCAGGCGTCCGGCACGTACAGCATCACGCTCTACGGCGGCCTCGGCTCCCTGCTCTACGGTCTATCCTATGACGCCAACGGCGACGCGCTGACGCTGGCCGATCTGGACTACCTGGAGACGGGGAACCCGGACACGGAACTAGACTTCACGATCAACCGCTCGGCGCTCCTTACAGCGTGGCAGGACCTCGCGGGCGGCCAGGCTACGATGTTCAACGTTGTGAACTTCGCCCCGGCTTACAACGGCTTCCCGGCGAACTTCGCCGCGGACAAATGCCTCTTTGACCTGGAGGCCTACGAATACGAAGCGGCGGGCCAGACGGTGGCCTCGCTCGCAAAGCAATACACGGAGCGGGAAATGGCCGATTTCCGTTCCTACCTCCAGCGCCCTGTGCTGCGCGTCTCGGCGGTCCTGGACGCCCTTGTCCGGGCCGCAGCGGATCTCGGCTACACCCTGGACCTCTCCGGCTGGGATTATGCCGGCAACACGTTCGCAAAGGACACGTGGATGACGCTGCCGATGCTCAAAGACAAGCGGAGCGGCGACACCGTCACCAAAGCCGACCTGCTGGGCGGCACCATGTCCCCGGCGGCGTTCCTGCTCGCTATCGTAAAGACGTTCGGGCTGGTGATCACCTGCAACCACAAGGCCGTCTCCGTCGTCAAGCGCGACGACTTCTACCTGAATGAGAAGATCGACCTCACGGACCGCGTGGCGACCGATAAGGACTACAACGTGGCGCCGCTGGCCATGGAGGCGAAGTGGTATGAGTTCAGCAGCGAGGACGGCGGCGATTTTGCCGCGCTCTATAAGGAGCGCTACGGGCGCCAGTACGGCTCCCAGCGCATCAACACCGGCTATGATTTCGACAGCTCCGTAAAACAGGTTGCTACCGGCATCCCGTTCCGGGGGGCGGCGCAGTCGTGCGAGCTCTCGGCGGCGTTCCGGCACGCCCAGGCGATCGTGTCGCGTTCCGGATCTCCGTCATACAACCGCGATATACCGGCGCCGTTCCTGGACGGCGGCACATACAACGTCCCCGACGGCAACGGCGGCCAGGAGGCCAAGCCGCTGACAACCGGCGTCTTTACATTTACCTGGTGGAACGCCGCACACAACGGCTATGACGAAGTGGACCTGCCGCAGCTCCACGGGCCCGACAACAAGGCCCTGGACGGCTCGGGCGTCCTGCTGTTCTATATCGACCAGCCCACCGTCACGGCGGCGCGCGTCTCCGACGATCACGCCGATATGGGCGAGAAGCCCTGCTGGAACTGCTCGTCCGTGAACACGACGGCGATCAGCGTCCTCCCGCGCTTCTCCCGCTTTCTCCTGGACCTGCTCGGCCAGGTGGAGACGTCGCTGGATTGGGGCGTCGCCCGGGAGCTCAACGTCCCGGGGCTGTCCTATGCCGGCGCATACGTCGGGATCTATGGCAACTTCTGGCGCGCCTACCTCTCCGACCGCCTGGATGAAAATACCAAAGTGCTGCGGTGCCGCGTCTTTCTGGACGGGCTGCCGGCCGGCGTCGAACTGCTGCGCCGCTTCTACTGGTACCGCGGCTCGCTGTGGGCGCTGTCTGCCGTGAATAACTATTCGCTGACCACCTCCGACCCGGCAGAGTGTGAGTTTATCCAGGTCCGGGACATCACCGCTTACACTAACGGACAAATCTGATATGGCCACCGAAACGAAAGAACTGATCCGCATCCCTATCGAAGAAGTGCGAAACCTCGGCGAGCTGCGCGATAATATCAAGCTGCTCAAGAAAGAGCTGGACGGGCTAGAAGTGGGCTCCGAGGAATATAACGACACCCTCAAAGAGCTCCAGGTAAACCAGGCAGCGCTAAAGAACGCCATGCACGCCACTACCGTGGAGGGCAAGGCCGAGGCCACGACGATGACCGACATATCCAAAGCCGCGAAAGGCATGGGCACGTCGTACAATGCGCTCGTCAAGCGCATGGCCGATCTTACGCAGGAGTTCCGCTCCACCGAGAACGTCATGCGGCGGACCGCGCTGGCAAAGGAGATCAAGGACATCAACGAGGAGCTAAAGCGCATGGACGCCTCGCGGGGCATCTACTCGCGCAACGTCGGCGACTACTTCAACCAGATTTTCCCGGGCCTGCAGAAAGTCAATGACGGCCTGCACCTCGTCGGGAAACAGCCGATCCTCGGACTGATCACCTTGCTCGCCCCGGTGATTGTCAAGATAGCCGACGGGCTGAAAGAGAATGAGACGGCGCTGGGCGCAATCGACAAACTCCTTACAGCCCTGGAGCCCGTGGCGGATTTCTTCGCCGGGATACTGGAGACGATCGCGGGCTGGCTCGGCCAGGCCGTGGATTGGCTTGTCAGCCTCGGCAAAAACTCCAGCGTGACGTTCAGCAAGATCGTGGCCGGGGCGACCGGCGTCGGCAACGCTATCCTCCAGTTCCTGCTCACGCCGATCCGCAACGTCATCGACGCGGCAAAGGGCATCGGGGAGGTATTCAAGAAGATCTTCCAGGGCGACTTCAAGGGCG